AGGCCTACACCGCGTGCATGACGATCCAGGACATCAAGCCCACACAGGGCCAGCAGATGATTAGGAATGCGTGCGAGAGGCGCTTCCTGGACTTTAGGACCACCACCAGCTTCTTCGAGCCGTTTGATTTTACCGTCGCCAACAGCCCCCTGGTCAGGTGGTATACCCCGCTCTACGTCCCCGGCCCGGTCGTCATACGCAACCTCGGATCGCCCGAGGCCGTCGATCGCGATAGTCTTGTCGTCAAGATGATGGAGAACCCCGGTGTGTGCACGGACGTGCTGGTGAGGATCTACCTCGCCAGAAAGTCGTGCACGGGTGTCCCCGGGATCAGGGGCACGGCGCTGGATGCATTCCTCGACAAGAACAAGGATCTCCTGGAGATGATCGCCGGCGTCCTCCGCACCCGGATCAACGGGTACGGATCCTACACCTACGTGTGGCCCTTCCCCGAGGGAGGGGGCATGCCCGACCTGTGCAGCAGGAGGGATCGCACGTAATCCCTGAGCACCGGATCGCAGTCCCGATAGGTCGATGCCTCGTCATGCTCCTTCGATTTGAGCTGCCACGATACGGGGCTGCCCTTGTTGTCATTCGACAGAACCACAGGGATGATGTTCCTCCGAGAAATCTCGTCCCAAAAACCCCGCTCATCCACCCTCCACGCATGAATCTTCTTGTAAAACCTCCCGCTCATGATGCGCAGTTCCTTCTCGGTGAAGCCCATGCCAACCATTGTGGATTCCGGAATGATAATCTTTCCATCCCTCTTCTCTACCGTTAACATTTTGTTGGATGATCGGGTATTCCTTAATCTGACTGTTTTCTAATCAAGCCCACACCTCACTCGACTTTGATGACACTTAAGGATCTACCTAATCCTTAAGGTGGGTTTGAAGAGAAGGAGAGGAGATCCGATGAAATCCAAAATTAACCCGTAACGGCGGGGTTGAAACCAACCCCCATCAAACTTTAATACGGCTTAAGAACAACTTCTTAAGCCGTATTAAAGTTGGTTTCAACCCTGTTGATAACTTCTCACTGAACTATGGAATGCCGCCACTACCAGTATCCGTGGAACCTGGTCAACATATCTGCACACATCAACGATGCGTGTTTATATCCAGGAAAGATTGTCGCATGTGGCACACCTCGTTCGCGTCAAGCCGATTGACATCATCTGGTAAGATGAGTTCAAGGTTAGGTTCGCGTCTCAGCAAATACGACAAGACACAACCCGACTTCTCCCATGTCTTTATCATCGAACATAATTAAAAAAAACCTTCCTTAAATACCTTATTTAAAAAAGTATTTAAGAGTGTATGTTGTTAAGAGATCAGAGAGAGGAGCAGGTGCCTGCGGTGTAGACAAAGGTTTTGCCTCGAATGTTTCGTCGTGCGTCCGCGATGGGGATCATCTTCTTTCGGGCGGTATAGAACCGGCAAAAGTCGGTGATGGATACAAAGGGCACGATGGGGATGCCCTCCCAGTCCTTCTTCTTGCCCGACATGTCAATCTCGACGCGGTCGGGGAAGTACTTCTTGTGCTCCGGGTTGTTCATCATGTGGAGCACCGGTGGCACCATCTCCCTCTGGTCGCTCGGTGGGAGCACCATCATGAGCTGGAGCATGGGATCCACGGGCTCGTTATGATCGAACCTCCTGGGCTTGAAGGCGGGCGCCGCATCCGCGAGGTCTCGTATGAACGGCCCAAAGAGGTGTGGGTAGCACCACAGCCAGTCGGGCATCCCCGCCTCGTAATAGTTCATGACCCAGATGATCCCATCGAGGTAATGTCTGGCGATCGTGTTCCTGTCCGACCCATTGGCGAATTTTGTGCCGTAGTACTCGTCCGCGACCGCGTCCATATCGATGACCGTCAGCCCGTTGACACGGGTGGAGTTGCGCACGACGATCGGGTCGTGGTGGAACACCCTCCCCGAATTGTACTTCCTCTCCAGAATCGTCTTTTCATGGCGCGCGAGCTCCGATAGGAATGCAATCAGCGGCTTCCTCGACAGGACGACCCTGTCCGATCGGAACCCGGTGAGGTGGCCCTCCGACCGGCACACCGACCTGTAGACCTGGAAGAGGAGGGTCAGGCCCCCGTCGATGATGGAGAGCGCCGGTGTCGTGGGAAGAAAGTCGTTGCCGACGAGGAAGCACATCATGACAAAGTCCCGCATCCCCCTCTTCCTGCAGAACGCCTTGGCTGCCTGTTCACCGGGCATGCTCACAGAACCCGCCGAGTATTCGGCCGTCCCGTCCCTCGTCCAATCGATCTCATTGATAATCTTTTTGGAAAAATCATCAACGTCCACATACTCCCATCGGTAATAATCCGTCTCCCTCGCGATATACACCTTGTCCACCGGCAGCAGGGTCGCCAGCATCATCAGATCACCGTCCATCCCGTAAATGCACGCACTCGGGCACGGGTTCTTCCTGAGGTATTCCATGATCTTGTGCTCGCCCTCCCCCGGCACCTTCTCATTCGACATTACCACCCTGATATCGCGCCAGATCGGGTCGACAATCTGCTTCCGGCGGATGAACGTGTCGATCGCCTTGGTGAGACTGTCCATCAGGGCCGTCCCCGGAGTGAACTGGTTCGGATTGAACGCCGGCACGCCCGCCGACACCGCCGCTGGTGATCTCTCGGACGCGGCCCTGTCCTGGCACGACCTGAAGCGCCTCTGCCTCTGCTGGTTCATCTTGCCCAGACCGGCCACCCCGTCCACAAACAACAACAGAGAGCCCGTCGGCTTGACGCTCCTCACAATCATATCCGTCTTCTCACACACCTCCCTGAACAGCTTCCTCCTGTACGCCTCCTCGCTCCCCGTGGCCGACGCCCCCCTCTCAAACACAGATAGCGGGACAGACGTCGCAAAATCCCCATACCGATACACCTTCTGCGCACACCCGTGGAATAGACCGTTCATGTCGATGCACAGCGTGTCCACCGGAGACGATAAGACCCTCGATATGCACGACTTGTGCGCCCTGCTGTACCAATAGTAAAAATGCTTGACTCCCATGATGCTCTGATAATAATAATTGTGCTATCCTCTTATATCAGTTTTTTTTTTTTATGGATAATATAAGCATGCTGGGCCCAAACAGTAGGCATATGCTGTGGATAATCTTCTTCGTCTATTACCTGTTATTGCCCAGATAACCCCCAGGTTATGACTCCGATCCGAATTTACCAAACCCTGTCCGGATCACCCGAATCCTTACACCTGAAACCCACCTTAAGGATTAGATAGATAAATATCCTTAAGTGTCATCGAGTTGGGTTTGATTCATCTTAAGGATTAGATGGAAGGGCTCAGAATCTCTTTTAAGCCACCTTCTGGTGTTGGAGTGTTGTCATCGGACTTGGCGGTAGGCGATGGTTCCGTCGTGGCGGTAGATGCGGAGGACGTCCCCCTTCTTAAAGTCAAAGAATCGGACGACGGGGTCGCTCACGAGTATCTTGGGGAGCTTGGAGATGCTGCTCTTGAGCTGTCCGAGTTCGTTATGATTGCGGACTTTTTCGTGCCTGCAGAAGAACCGGTGCTTGGTAATGTTGAACTGAAGCTCCCTTATACAAAATAGCTCGATCCGGTGCTTATCGACGAGGGACAGGGCCTTCTTGGCGGACGCGGTTATTCCGGAGTTGTACACCAGGATGCAGTGTGCAACCCCGGACGCATCCATCGCCTGGATCATGGTCTTGGTCGCATCGATGTTGAACTTCTGCGACCCATTAAAGTAGATGATGATCTCGGGCTTGTTGTCCTTGTTCACCAGAAAAATGTTGGGGTGCTCCCTCGATTGACATATGGATTCGTATCCCCTCGTATCAATCAGCATCTCGTGCAGGGTTCGCAGTGCACGGTGCTCAGGCGTCGTCATTCCGTTTGCATCTGAATGACGGACACGCACGATGATTCAATTTTTTTCATTGATATAAGAAAAAAGTATGAACTCGAATATCGATGAGCAGCTGCTGCGTAAGATCTTGGCATCACCGGACAAGACCGTCAGGGTATGGTCATACTACTATCCATCGTCTTGGGGAGCTGAGGATGCTGCTACCAAAAAGTCCCGACAATTGTTTGAACACTTCAGGAATGAGCTGCTGGGGTCATCCACCAGCAAAGTATCCAAGACTCTTTACGAATCTCTACCTCTTACGGACTACTTCAACCGCGGATGTGATCAGATCCCACCCGCAGATCTGACCGTCATGGTCTTTGATATAGACAATGCACCGGTCCCTGCATTCTCGATCGCCAAGCTCATCAGACCCGCTATCACTTCCTTCAAGATGGTAGATATAATCCTACCAAACAACGAATCAAAAACAATCTCCCTGCCCTCTCTTCAGGTCAACAATATCGATATATGGTCAATCATCAATGCCGCACTCTTTGATTTATCTCTGCTCGGAGATGCTAATGCCTTCAATGACTTTATGAACAATAAGTACAAGGAATTTTTAAGAATCCTGCATTGGTTCATTCTTGCCGCCCTCTACATGATGAGTTGTCGCTCCACAAATAATGTCCAGAATCATCCCTACCTCCTGCTCTTCTCTGGAGATTTACGACGCTATATCGATTATATCCGTAAGACTCTTGTCGAGTTCCAGAGCATGGTGCTCCCGCGTGGAACAAAGGATGATGATACACAAAAATTCAAAAATATGCTAACATTCATCATCATGGTCATGGATGCGTTCGTGGGCTCGTCGCAACAACAGACCCAGCAGATCAAAATCAATCAAGCATCCTTGTCGGATGACCAGAAGAAAGAAATCAAACAGCTCGCAAAACACGCCGCACATACCACCAATACTCTGTTTGGACAGATCCTCAGAAAAGCCGGCAACCAGTATACTGAATTCCTCCGAAAAATGTCCGAGCAACAACAACTCGACAATGCCCTGAAGCCATTCTTTAACTATCTTCAGCAGCATAAGAAGGAAGCGCCATGGGTTCGACTGATGAAGGGGTTCTTGTCTCTTCTGATGAATCAGTATGCGGGGTTCTGCGCCGACCCAAAACAATTCCAATTGGACAAGACGCAGTTCAACAAATGGAAGAAGCTCGTCATCAGGCACTCGAACACAATCATTGATATCATTCTCGAAAAAATCAAACCGTATAGCCTCCTTAAGAAGGATGGTGAACTACCTTCGGATAAGATGAGATTAGTGGTTCATAAATTGAGACAAGATCTGGCTCCATTAAGCGACAAAGATGTCATATCGTGGTCCAACATGTTGAATTTTCAGGTGGCTGTATGTGCAGCCCACGGTGTATGCAGAATAATTATACCGACGAAGCAACGCACGTCTTCCGAGCAGGCGACCGCTTCTCAGCGAGCATCGATAGTGGCGGCGGCTAAGCAGCCAGCTCAGAGAACAACCAAGACAGGCAGTCCACAATCCGTAAACCAGCAGGTCGAATACCCTTGTCCATTATTTACCAAGACCAACCAGCAGTCGCAGATAGTTCAGAAGACGATGAAGAAGCTCCATCCTCGTCTGGTGTGGTGGAATAAGCTCATGGATGTCATTATGTTTTGGAAGAAGGACAGGCGGGTTCAGAGGAATGTCCAGCAGTTTTTGCAAAGCAAGTCTAAGCTTCAGAATGCTCAACGTGATCCCTCCATATCCCTGTATTACAATCCACAAAATGAGGAAAAGGTAAGAGCCACCATAAGACAATTGTACAAGAACGATTTTGAAAAGATGCTCGATCTGATCGATCGATTGTCTAATTCCATCCCCAATCTGAAGACATTGGAACCTGTATTAACGATTAGCAGGTCGGGGATAATCTCATTACTCCGTTCAAAAGCGACACAGGACCAAAAAATACTATATGACAGTGTTGAGGAGTCATATCAGGAACTGATATTCTATCTCGGTCAGTGTTTTCGCGGAGAGCTGATGACTCTGAACGAATCCCCAATCAGAAAATTATCCACGCAATTATCCAAACTTGCGGCGAATGCCAAGAACTGCACAACGACTAAACGCTCCAAAAGCGATAAGATGGTTGTCGCAATGGTGGATGGAATAGTTAGTCAGATAGAAGATCTAATCGAACAAAATTGTTCGAAAGTTGGTTATGCCAAGAATATGGCAGAGAAGTGGGTAGGGGGTCGGGTAATTGATTCTAAACAAAGATCATCCATAATGGCCGCATAATCAGACCTCTGCGGGTTGACTTCGGATCTGCTAACCCACCTTACGGATTAGATGGAATCCTTCAGAATCGCGTTGGGTTTAATCCGGATCTAATCCGTGCAGCGTTTGTCATTCTCCAAATATATATCCTCCCTTGAAGAAATTACATTTTCTTCATATAATAAATGTCTAAATTTACATTCCATCCGAATTTGGATAATGAGGGGATCGGTTCAATCCTGGGTTCTCGTGAGAACACCATCAGGGTCATTACTCCTCTCCGTTCGCATCTCAATTATTTCTTTGTGTGAACGACCGGCGTTGAAACCCAATCCACCACGCCAGAATCCGTCAGACGATCCAAGGCGCTATTCGAAGGGTTCATGAGGAGCATGACTGCTCATCCACAGGCCAAGGTGGAGTATGAATTCCTGTCGCCCGAACAATGCATATCCAAAGAGATAAGTGGATCATATGACATGACGGTGTTCTTGCTCGATCTGAATCGGATACCGCTCCCGGATTTTTCCATCGTCGAGACCACTCTTCAGATGATCCTCACCGACTTCCAGATGGTAGACATCACCCTCCCATCATTATCCGAACACACCATCCCACTACCATCATTCGATATCGATGTCGGCATCGTCAAGATAGCGGCACTCCTGGTATCGATCGGATCCAAACTGGAAAATATGAGAACAACTTATTTACGTCTTGTCGATCAGATTGAATGGATCGTCGCGGCGATTTATTACATGGTCGTATTCCGTAAGGATCCCGACATGCCCATCTTGTTCCTCTGCGGGGGCGATGCCGAGCCGGTTATGGACTACCTGCTCAGGTGCCTGGAGACCATGAAGGGAATCACATTATCATTCAGAACGGTGGAGGATGAGGCCAAGTACAAGGAGCTGGTTGCATTCCTCGACAAGATGATCCGCAGTGTCTTTGGACAATCACGCCAGCAATCAGACCAGAGAGTGCCAAATATGATCAATGAAAGGAGGACCCCACCAGCATTCACCGATGCACAGAAGCAAAAGATCCGTAATCTCGTCAAGCAGAGCGTGGTGGCCGTCAAGACCATGTTTGGTGAGATGATTAGCAGGGCACAGAAGGCACAGAAGCAGTATCGCCAGAAGCACAAGCAGACATACGGCAAGGCCTACAAGGACATCCAGCAGGTTATCAATAACAACGATTTTTACCAGGAATACTTCAGGCTCATGACCAAGCATCCAACGGAGTTGGCATGGACGAGGCTCGGTTTGGACATGCTGACCATCATCATCGATGAGTATAACAAGTTCATTACGAAGCAGCAAGGGGGTAATGGATTCAAGATACTGAGGGCGGTGGTCGATTATATCATAAGAATGGCGGTTCCCATGTTCTCGCATGCAACAAACAGAGACATGGAGGTGGGTCTGCGGGAGGTCCGACCATACCTCTTCCTGAATGCAGTAAACATTCAGCAGCCTGCGATCATCTCGGAAGCGTTAGTCCGTATGAGAGAAGAACTTGCAGAGTTTGCAAGGTACAACGTCCTGTTTTGGAGCAATCTGTTCAACTTTCAGATCTGTGTGAGTGCGACATATGGCAGGTCCACATTCTCCGGCACAATCATACCGCGCATCGAGACGTTTGAGCAGAAGACTCTGGATTACTTTATCAAGACGCCCCATGAAGAATTGTGGTTGAAATTACACAAGAAGGAGCTGCAGCAGCAGGCAAGAAGGAGGATTCAGCCCGCCAAATATCCCTGCTCATTGTTCAAACAGAAGCCGAAGGACGGACAGGAGCAGCAGATAGTGAAGAAGCTGCATCCTCGCAAATCGTGGTGGGCTCTCTTAGTCAACTTTCTCATGTTCTGGAAGCCCAGGCAGACGGATGTGAGGACTGTCCTCCGATCAGAGAAGCAGCTGAGGGATGCGTTAGCCAACCCACGGTTGTCGCTGTTTTACCAACAAAAAGATCTGCAACAAATCAAGAAGCAGGTAAGGAAAATTCTCCGCTCCACAAACGATCTTGATGATCTCTTTACATGCATCGATGAGTTTCACGGGATGATGCTTGATCCAAAACGATGCAACCGTCTCGACCAGGTGCTTGTATACAAAATGCCGACATTTCAGAATGATATCAGGATGTTTAATGGGGAGTTTTCCATAAGGGAAGACGCGACGGATGAACAGAGGCGTGATTTCGAGGAGATCAGATCCGTCTATCTCAGACTGATTGCTTATATCACGAAATGTTTCTCGGGCGAGCTTACGAACAAGGGGAACTACTCCATCACGGACCTATCGGCGAAACTGAATGAACTCCGTGTCCTCCAGTCATTAATCAGATGCCCGGATGACCAAGACCTGACCAAGTGTCTTAACAAGAACAACCGGGCGGCAAAAATAAAGCAACAGACGCTGATGCGGCACTGGAGGAATCGGCACGATCCGTCCCGCAATACCTTTCAAAAACGCAGACTCACGGACAAGATGCATGAGTACATGGTCAATGATATATCGGAAATTATTTACAAGCTGGACAGACAACGCTGCGAAGCCTTTGGTTATGAAAATTCAGAAAAGTGGCTGAGCGGTCTCGTCTATTGAGAAGCACCATCAGCATAATTTTTAATTTGTCTTCCTGTTAAACAAATGTCGTCAAGGGTTTTGGGAAGCGGGGCCTATGGCACGGTAAGACTGGATCCGACTGACCCGACCAAGTGCATCAAGACCCTTTTTCCTAAATATCCGAAGCAATATCAAGTCGATAACAGACAGGCTGTGCTCGACAGAATAGACCCTCCTGATCCAAAAAATAACAAGAGGAAGTATTTCGGAGGCAAAATCACCGACAAGACGGTCAAGGGGACACCCAATCCAAGCATCAAACAAATCACCAAATTTAAGATGGTCCTACAAGGTGAATCATTGGAGAAGATCATTAAAAAGGCAATACCAGCCACCAGAGACAAGCTCAAAATGGCCTTCCTGAACCTATTGGACGGTCTCTGTGTCCTTTCTCAACACAAGTATTCTCATAATGATATAAAAGAAGAAAACGTTACATACGATGATGCGACCGGAGCCCTCAGATTTATCGATCCCGATCTATTCCTTACCGAATTTAAGACTACCCCACCAGGATTTTTTTATTTTGCGTATGCTCCAGAATTATGGCCGTCGTCCAGAAATGATTCTATTAATATTACCAGGTTTAATAATGACATGAAGGCTGGTGGATTCTTCACCCCCCATGATGCTAATGAATTCGAAAGGTTAATGGGATCGAGAGACCTGGCATCTTTGATACTGAAACCACCCGTTCATTGGTGGATAAAAGAGCTGCTCGAATTCCTCAGGAACAAGCCATACTACAACGATATCGATTATTCCAAGACTGATGTGTACAGCCTCGCGTTGCTGGCAGCAAAGCTCTTTTACAGATATTACCCCGAATTGAGACCTATCATTGATTGTATGATCCAACCCGATCCCTCCAAGAGATGCACCGCAGAACAAGCACGCAGGAGGTGGAAGAATGCCACCCGAAAAGTCTCTTTCGGGTTAGATATCGTGCACGAGCCGCCACGTGGTGCAGACGATCTACCTGAGATCCAACAGCCGCCGCCACGCGGAGCACCCGCACTGAACCCAACTTCCAAGGATCCATCCCAGCCGCCGCCACGTGGCGCAGACGATCTACATCAGATCGGAAAAAAGTCGCCACGCGGAGCACAAGACCCAACTTCCATTGACCCCATCTCCCCCATATCCCCCATATCCCCAATATACTCCACAATGATCCTGTTTATACTGTAAGATCATCCAAATCATCTATGGATTAATTCAGATCAATCTGAATGAAATCTGGACTTCTTTCTCCTCATTGTGATCTGTTTTGAAAAAATCCCTTACGGTCTGAATTCACAGTCTGGACGGACGTCCCCGTCTTTCTCCTATCGATAAACCAAACCCTGCACGACTCAAATTTGGATTTACTCGGATCTCCTCCTCTGACTCCTTAAACCTATCTCCAGACCCACGTTAAGGATTAGATAGATCCTTAAGTGTCATCAAAGTCGAGTTTTAAGGGTTTGACCCGCACAGGGTTTGGGATAAACACGCCTATGCCCACCCTGTTCGTTCATGTATGAATTGATAGCGACGGGGTCATCGGTGGACGCCACACCTGTGTGCATCCTAACAATGAGTCATTACTATCATTACTATCTATATCATCAACAAGGATATGAAGGATATGATGAGTGGGGCATGATCATGTGCAGCGGCGTCATGAGTGTCCTTCTGTGTCTCTTGTAATAGCCTGGGTGTGGGAAACAAGACAATATGATGAGTCAAAAGATCCGCCGCGATCCTTCTGAGAATTTCCTTATTCTGAAGAAGATTCGACACTCCTAACAATTTTGCAAGTCGTCGCATCTGATCATCACTCGGAATCTCCTTCTCCACAGATGATGTCGCCAAGAAGGCCACCATGAAGATGGCCTGCTTCATCAATACGGGCTCATAGTCGATTCGGCCTACCAGGGTTATGATATGTTCAAGGGTTCTTACTATATCCGGGAACGTCCCTGCATGGGGTAGATAGGTAAGAGCAAAAACAACATCCGCCAACGTCCCATCTCTTTTCCCTTTCCATCGTCCTTCTAACTTACGGTCCAATTCCTTAAACATCTTGTCCTCATCTCCTTGGAGGATTGCGTCGCGAAGGCAGGCAACCAAATAGAGTAGACAATCGACAGCGATGGCGATCGGGAGGAGCTCCTGCAAAGCATCCTGCTGTTGGAGGCCGGCTACGATTTGTGAGATGGGGCCGAAGATATGGTCGGCGGCTCGGCATATCGGACATTTGTTTGGTGTTCCAACAGCCCAGTAGGCCAGGCAGCATTTGTGATAAGTGCCCTTGTGTTCATGAAAGGAGAAGAGTTGGTCGGGCGATATGCCTTCTTGGCATATGGAGCACTTGTGCTTCAATCTTCTTTGGGATGGGTCAATGTCCAGGAGGTTCATATCATACGAAGGGAATGTCTCCATGAGCAGATTATTGACATCTCGAAGTAAGGATTGATTCTGTTGATTTGTCAACAAGTCATTAGCAGTCGTTATGGGATTGCATGTCTTCAGCACAAGTCTTAGAAACTCGTCTAATTTATCGTTCTGACTTCCAAACTTTTGCAGCATCTGTGCCAGAACCAGTCCGAGAGCCCAGTCATCATATCGGCACTTCTCATCAAATGTCATCATCTTATCATCCTCCGGTTTCTGAAGCAGCTCGGGCGGCATATATAATGCCGTTCCCAAGACTTTGACGGGACCGTCCTCCGGTGTGGTGGAATATCCAAAGTCAATCAGCCTGACCTCCGGTTTTCCTCCTTCTGATGGAACAATCAGGATATTCGCCGGCTTTATATCGCCATGAGCGGTCCTGTTGTCGTGCATCCACATGACGGCATTTATGATTGACTCCGCAGTCTCAAGCCAATTGTTCATGATGGTCGGAGCATCAGATCTTAATATCTTGTAAAGGTCTGTTGCATTGGGAAGATGCTGGACCTGGATGAACTTGTTCCCATCCGGTATCCGTCCTGCTCCAATGAACTCGGATATATGCGATACAGATCCTCGTGCATCTCGCAGCCGCCTGTACGTCCGTTCCTGATTATCGAGCTCACCTTGTGCACCCGGCACATCACGAAAGGCCTGCTTCCGCACAACATCCCTGCCGTCGTCCTTCCTGACGACATAGACCTTCCCGGTGCCTCCTGATCCCAACATCATATTTAATTCTCACAAAATATTATTTGATATCAGGGTTGAAACCATCTTCAGTTTATTGATGATGCGGCTTAAATACATATCATGTCTTTAAGTCATTTCGGTCATTACTTTAAAGCGGTTCCAACCCTGATCAATTTGATATGGCGGCACACCCCACAGGGTTGAAACCAACTTTAGCCCGGCTTAAGAAGACGATCTCGTTCTTAAGCCGTATTAAAGTTAGATGGGGGTTGGTTTCGACGCTGGTTCATGACGGGTCTGGGAACAAGCTGATGTGGTTCTCGAGAACGGCCTTTGCTGTTTTTTTGAGGATGACCTTATTGAATTTATTTCGTAGGAAGAACGATCGGATGTGTTGAGAGACGTCAGGAGATGTTTGCGCCGCAAGTGCCTGAATATCGGCATCGGTCGCAGCTTTTTGTTCGACACGAGATATTGCTAAAAAGAGCAGGAATATTAGTGCCTCCAGGATCAAATCGGGTTTGTATGGGAGTGTGGGAACCAGTCCTATAATGATCGTTCCCAATATCCTGTTGATAATTTTTGTCTTGGTGCTTGCGAATGGCAGATAGGTCAGAGCCAGCACAAGACCCTCTAATGTTCCAGCAAATTGATTATTTTCAGACGGATGTTGTTGCTTCCATCTTTTCTTCAACTTGTTAAAAAATTGGTCGGCTTGAGAGCTTCCACCTCCCTGTTGCTTCGCGATATGTTGACGAGCACACTCGATCAGGTAGATGAGACAATCAACGACCATGGCGATCTGTAAGAGCCGCTTCTGGTGTGCAATATGCTGCTGCTGCATCATATCAGCCTGCACGGTGCGGTTCAGACGGGCGACAATCTCCGAAATGGGACCGACGACATGAGAGTCAGATCTACAGAGTGGACACATATTCGTTGTGCCTAATGCCCAATATGCAAAGCAGCACTTGTGCATGGGGTTATCCCTATGATTGTCAATGATGAGGAGTTGTGAGGGTGATATTTTTTGAAAACAAATGAAGCAGTCGCTGCCCTGCTGAACCGTCGCACGAGGCTTCTTCTGTTGTGCTCCCCCCGTCGACTGACGACCACCCGTCATCTGTCGTAATGCACTCATTTATTGTCTTGATGAATTTGATTTTTTTTTATACGGACGAATTACACCAAACCCCTGCACATGTCAACTTTGGATTTACTCGGATCTCCTCTCCTTAAACCTATCTCCAGACCCATCTTAAGGATTAGATAGATAAATATCCTTAAGTGTATAAGAAATCGAGTAGGTTTGGATCACACCCCTCATACATTATCTAAAGCAGGAGGTGGATAATGGGATAATGATACTGGTGGATGCGTTGGGACATTGTGTTCTTGGTGTCGGTCATTACATCGTTAGGTTCCGTCATGATGATTATAGAGGGGGCGCCGACGGTCATAAGGGGGGTGTCGGCGTTCTGGGTGCAGGTATCGCATGACTATGTATGTCTGATGATGCCCTATGCGGTGGGCACGTGCATCATCGGTCGGGGCGATCGGAGGCTCGTGTTCCTGGTGAATGCGGCGTATACTCTGATCATGGCCTGTTTTTCATACTACAAGCGCTGTGTGCTGACGCTGTGGTTCAACGACCTTATCATGATCGACAAGTGCCACCGCTACATCCCCGTGTGGCAGCGCATCCTCAACAAGACAACCAGGATGTACGAGATCGGCACCATGTGCGACTACCGGAGCGCCTACCTATGGCTCAATGATCAGATACTGTTCTCACTCATGATCATGATGATGAACCTCAGTGAATGGCACAGACGCAGACCGTCTGTCAAACCCTCCCTCCTCTGACCTCTCTTACCCTGCTGCTGCAACAGACTTGCCCCCATCAAACTTTACTCCGGCAATATTGGGGGGCCCACGGGCTTGGTAAGTATACTACAACACCCGTGCTGACCAAAGATCACCTCCTTAAGCCGGGCTAAAGTCGGTTTCAAGTTGAAACCATCTACCGATTATTGATGAGACGGCTTAAGGACTTGATATGTCTTTAAACAGGGTTGAAACCAACTTTAGGTCGGCTTAAGAAGACGATCTTATTCTTAAGCCGTATTAAAGTTTGATGGGGGTTGGTTTCAACCCTGTCTTTAAATCATTTTGGTCATTGCTTTAAAGCGGTTCCAACCTTCACTTTGGCCCAAAATAATTTATTTAATCTGTTAGATTATAAAAAATGCCGTGCAATGCGAATAATCCGAAGGCGAATGATCCGAGGTATCACTGCAATGAGAGGACGAACAGATGGAATCTGACTCGTGGGAGGAGGGCCGCGGCGCCGGCTCATCCGTTGGAGGCCATGACGAGGCGTGATCTGTTGGGGCTGCCGCAGGCAAGGCTGATACGAGGAAGACACCGGATGACCAAGGCGGAGCTGATCAACAGGCTTCGCGCGGCTCAGAACCATCCACCCGCGGCGGTCGTTGTGCCACCACCGAGGCGGTCTCAGTGGAGCCAGCGGTGCAAGCAGCTGCAGCGGCGGTGCCCATCGGATACGTCGTTGACGGCCGACGAGTGGTGTTCGCTGAGGAAGCAGGATGTCGTCTTTCTCGCCGATTACTCCTTCTGCGAGGGCATCAGGGACATTATCAGCCTGATCCACGCATCACTGACGGGTGTCAACCCATACACCCGGGCTCCTGAGCCCCGGATCGTGCGGAACCCGTTGAATCGTCAGCCGTTCGATATCGGTCTGCTCATCATGATCCGGGATCACTGTGTCGACAACGACATCCGGCCGGAGTATCCCGAGGTCGTGTTCATGCTCGCGAATCTGCAGGCCTACAACGACGCCCTGGAATCGACCGAAGGGTCCGAGACGGAGAGGATGATGCGGTTTTTGGGAACGAGGATCAGGGGGTGGCGTCTCCGGTCCCGCATCACGAACGACGGGATCGTGTGGTCGTGGAGCCGTTCGAGTCCGAGCGGGTTCGATCCCACGAGGGCGCCCATTGCATTCATGAGACCGTAGGAGATTATGGAGAAGACCAAAAAAAGTTTTTGAATAAAAACTTTTCTGAGATTTAATTTTTTTTTATTCTGGGAGAATTTTTTTTACATGATTCAGACTTCTTCAGATGCTCGACCAGACACACCGGGAGGGAGAGAAGGGCGGATGACGAGAAGAGGCATGGCACCCGAACCCCAGCACTTTGATGATGATCCCCCCCTCCACCGATCAATACCAGGGGCTCGACACACCGGGAGGGATTATAGAAAAGCGAGGATGACCAAAAAAATGCGCCTTCCAATCGATCGTCCACACGGTTGAAACCAACTTTAACACGGCTTAAGAACAACATCGTCTTCTTAAGCCCGCCTCAAGTTGGGTTTAA